AGCTGGCCGGCAGACCCGACCACCGTGGGAGTGATCGTGTCGGTGTGGGTCGACTGAGCGCCGGTCGTCCCGTAGGAGATCGTCATGACCCGCTGCGCCTCCCCACCTTGGCCCGGAATGCCTGGGCACTCTCGGAGGCCTTGATCTTCGGCTTCACCTGAACGTCGACCAGGTCCTTCAGGCGGTCGTCGTTGAAGTGGACGTGCACTTCGGTGCCGCCCTGCTGGTTCTCCAGTGCGGTCGCGAATCGCTCCCACAGCGCGTCCTGCTGGCGGGCCGCACTGGCGGCCGTTGCGGTGGGGACGTAGCGGCGGCGCACGGAGACGCCGGTCGCAGTGTCGGCCAGGCGCTGCGCGGAGGCGCCGACGAGGTGGCCGTGCATGTCCATGCCGTGGACCATGCCGAGGACGACCTGCTTGCCGACCTCGTCGCGGAACACCACCGACGGAGACTTGATCTTCAGGGCCGTCTTGATGGCCTTGACGAGGTCGGTGGCCAGCTTGTTGATCTGCTTCTGCAGATCCTTCTCGGTCGCCTTCAGGCCCGCCAGGAACCCCTCACCGGCATGCTTCCCGGTGTCGTACATGAGGTCGGCCATGTCCTTGCCGAAGCTCGTCGCCAGCTTCCCGCCGGACGCCACCAGGCTGTTCAGCTTGGAAATGTCGCCGGTCGTGACGTTCTTCGCGCCGAGGACGCTCGCGAGCTGACTACCCGGGCCCGCCTCCGACAACTGCGCGAGGAGATCCTTCGATGCCCCGCGCGCCTTCAGCGACTTCGTCAGGGACACGAAACCCGACGCGGTCTTCTGCTGGCCGCCCATCTGGGAGATGAGCGAGCCGACATCGGTGGCCGATGTGCCGGAGATCGACAGGAAGTCCTTGATGTTGGACGCCTGGTCGGCGGCATAGGCGTTGGCTGCGTTGATCTGCGCCTGGACGGAGGCACGCTTGTCGGCCAGGGTCTGCAGCTTGGATCCCTTGGACTGGACGCTGGCCGCGGTCTTGCTGTAGCCGGCGTTCAGCAGCTTCGTGGCGAGGCTCTTGATCGCCGAGCCGATCGCCGACGACGTTCCCGTCTCCAGCGTCTTCAGCAGCCCCGTGGCGATCGTGTTCGCAACCGATGTTTTCGCGGACCGGCGCGCGTTGGCGAGTGAGATGTTCGCGGCTTTGAGCTCCGCCTCTGCGGCCTTGAGCCGCTTCTCGGCCGCCGCGATGCCCTTGTGGCGGCGCTTCGCGCTGGCCACCGCATCCTTGTCGTCCTCGACTTTCTGCCTAGCGCGGCGGACTCGGTCGGCCGCGTTGGTGATGGTGCCGGATGCGTAGCCGGGCAGGGCGATGCTGTTGGCCTTGGCGAACGCCATGCTGTCCGGGTGGCTCAGGACGTCCTCGCCGCCCTTGAAATTCACCAACTCCGGGCCCTTCTCCCCGACCCACGCCAGACCCTTCGCGGCGCCGTCGGTACCGCCGGCGTAGCCGCCGGGCCGGGTCATCACATTGATCCAGTTGCTGCCGTAGCGGTGCATGGCGTAGTTGACGCCCGCATAGATGGAGGCGAGCGGGTCGGTGATGCCGCGCCCCCGGAACGGGCCGGCGTAGGCGTTGAACGTGCCGGGGATCGTCTGCATCAAGCCCTGGCTGGGATGCCCGGCCTTTGCGTTCGAGTCCGTCAGGTTGATCGCGTTCGGGTTACCGCCCGACTCGATCTGGATGCGCTTGAGGACGGCTGCCTGCGCGTAGGCGGGTGCGCCGAGCATGTTCAGCACCGCGGCGACGTCCGCGGACCAACGGTTCACGCCGCCGCCTCCGCCGCCCCCGCCGATGCCGAGGGCGCTGAGAAGGCCGCTGCCGAGTCCGCCGAGCGCCTTCAGGGCCTTCTCGGGGAGGGAAGAGATACTGACGAGGCCCTTCTTCGCGATCGCCGCGAGCGCCTTCGGCAAACTTCCGAACACCTTCTTGGCGATCGCCGTGCCGGAGGTCCTCGCCATGCCCTTCATCAGGCCGGAGACCAGGTGCCCGCCGATGGACATGAAGACACGCGAGGGTGACTTGACGCCGAAGAAGTGCTTCACGGACGAGACGACCGGGTCGACCAGGTACTTCTTCATCCACGACCCGATGCCCTTGACTCCGGACAGGACGCCGGACTTCAGGCCGGAGATCAGGCTCCTGCCGGGGGATGTGAGCCACGATCCCGACCGCCTGAAGACACTCCGGGCCGGGCTGATGACGTGGCTGTTGACCCACGACCCGATGCCCCTCGCGCCACCCACGATCCCTGACTTGAGGCCGGACACGAAGCCCCTGCCGTGACCGACGAGCCAGCCGCCCGCCCCGGAGAACGCGGCGCGCGCCGGTGCGCCCATGCGGCCGTAGACCCAGGCGCCGATGCCCTTCGCCCCGGCGACGATTCCGGCCCGCAGTCCTGCGACCAGGTCGCGGCCGATCGCGGCAAACACCGTGCTCGGCGAATGGATGCCGAACAGATGCTTCACCCAGTTCACGACCGGGTTGTACACATGCGTCTTCAGCCAGGAGCCGACGTCGGCGAGCCCTGCCGCGATGCCATTGAGCAAGCCCTGGGCCAGGTTGACACCAGCCTGCCAGAACGTGAAACGGCCGAAGATCTTCACCGTGGCGCGGATGAACCGGTTCCCCATGCCGGGCACGTGGTTGACGATTCCGTCGCCCAGCTTGCCGACGAGTTCACCGCCCTTGCGGAGCAGGAGGCGGCCCAGGTCCCCCAGTCGCACAGGCAGCAGCGCCAGCTCGTCGGAGAAGCGCTGAGCGATGCGCGGGAACTGCCGGGAGAAGGAAGAACCGAAGCCTTCGACGAGACGGCCCACCCAACGGCCGACACCCCGCAGCAGGGGGCCGACCGACTCCGCCAGCTTCTCCGCGAACGGGATGATCCTCGACCAGGGGACGCGACCGGCGCCTTCACCGATGGCCTCCGTGAGCTTGCCGCCGAGCTTGAACATGGCACCGCCGGCCTTGCCGATCGGAACCACCGAGATGACCGCGACGATCGCGTCCATCCAGTGCTTCTTCCAGAAATCGACATGGAAGAGCGGTTCGAAGGCGTTGGTGATGAAGCCGATAGACAAGGGCACTGCGATGACACCGAAGGCCTTGCCCACGTTCACCCAGTCGATACTGCCGATGACTGTGCCGACCTTCTTCGTCAGCTCTGCACCATGCTGACCCACCCACTCGAAGGCCTTGCCGAGGCCGGCGCCGACAGAGGCACCCACCTTGCCCCAGTTGAGGTTCTCGATGCCGCCGGAGATCGCGCTGCGGATCTGCTCCCCCAGCTTTTGTGCGTCCGACTTCTTCGGCGCCGCAGGCAGCATGCTCTTCGGGATCGACGGGGCCTTCAGCATCGGCGAGGGCAGTACCGTCGGGCCCTTCGCCGGCAGGAGGCTCGCCGACGGCGAGAGCGGCTTCAGCTGAGGCGTAGGCAGCGCGGCTGTCTTGGCTTTGGCCGGTCCTCCGTTGAGGCCCTTGAAAAAGTCGCCGATCATGGCGGTGGCGGTCGTGATCCCCTTGGAGATCTTGCCGACGGGGATGATGTCTTCCATGACCTTGCCGAAACGCCTGGCCTCGGGCATGGCGTCGGTGTTCAGGTACCTCACGAAGTCGGTCACGTAGGGCAGCACCTTCGTGCCGACCCGGACACCCATGACCTCAAGGTTCGACGTCAGCAGCTTCCACTGAGCCTCGGCAGTCTTGCGCTGCAACTTGACCGCGTCGTCGAACTTGCCCGTACTGCGGTTGATCTGGAGTTGCTTTTTCTCCAGGACGTCGAGGTTGTTGAGCATCAGGAGGATGCCGGAGCTGGAACGGCCGCCGCCGAACGCGCGGGACAGTAGCTGGGACTGCTTCGACGCGGACAGGCCGCTCTTGTCGAGATGGTCTTTCAGGAGTCCAATGGCGCCGATCAGACCCTTTGGGCCACGCATCGCGTCGGCGAGCTGGAGGCCTGTCAGTCCGATCTTTCCGAGCTGCTTCTCGGCAGCCTTCGACGGGGCGCCGAGCAGGCTGAACGACATGCGCAGACGAGTTGCGGCGGACGCCGAGTCGATGCCCTCGTCCGTCATCAGGGCCAACGCGGCGCCGACCTGCTTCATCGACAGGCCGAAAGTCTTCGCCGACGGGAGGATGCCGGTGCCGATGGCCGCGTTGAACTGATCCATCGACATATTGCCCGCGCCGATGATGGCATTCACCGTCGAGACGGCCTCATGGAACGAGGTAGCGCCCTTGATGCCGGTCCGCCAGGCGCCCGCGAGCGCGTTGGTGGTCTCCTCAAGGTTGGCGTGGCCGACCGCCGCCAGGTCGGAGGACTCCTTCAGCGCCTTCATCGCCGACACGTTGTCCATGCCGACGCTTTTGAGGTGGTACAGCGACTCGGCGAGAGCCTGCGGCCCCTGCTGCGTGGATTCACCCAGCTTCAGCACCTGCTGAGAAAGGATCTTGACGTCTTTGGTCGTGGCCCCGGCCTGCGTGGAGATCCTCGTCATCTCCGACTGGAACTCCACAGCCGACTTGACGCCCTCGGCCAGACCGGCGGCGAGACCTATTGCGACCGCTTCGCCCGCGATCCGGGCTGTCTTGGCGAGCTTGCCCATGACGGTGTCGGTGCCGGATGCGGCGCGGCCTACCTGGTGGAAGGTGCGTGACGCGGAGTCGCGGGCAATCAGGGTGTAGATGATGCCTGACGACGACATTCCCATGGCGCCTCCCCTCGCTTGCGGGCGGGTCATGGGCGGTCGTGTCAGTCGTCGATAGCTTCCCTGTCGGCTGCTTCCTGGTCTTCAGCCTCGATGCGGTAGAAGATCTCCCACTCGATCAGCTCGTGGGCGCTGATTCGCCGGAGGAGCTCGGCTCGGGTGCAGCTGAGGGCTCGGGCGAGGATGAACTGGAATCGCCGTCCGGTGTCGGCGTCCCGGAGTTTCCCTCCAGCACCTCCTGCTCCTCGCTGCTGAGGCCGGACAGGCGGGCCGCGACGTCGTACAGCTTGTCGAGGATCTTGCCGTTCTTCATGCCGAGATCTCCGGCGTCCTGGTCGGTGAACAGGCGCTCGCCGTGCTCGTCGACCAGGCACTTCACCAGGAGGCTGGCGCGTGCGTTGTCCTGGACGAAGATGAGTTCCTGCTGCGGCGTTCCGGCGTTGCGGAACTGGCGGCGCGACGCCTGGTAGGCGTCGAGTTCCTCGCCGGTGAGGCCGCGGATGATGACGTCGTCGCCCCATTCGGGGACGGGCACCTTCTCGGTCTCGATGTCGTCGGCGGCAAGGATGCCGCTGCGGGACAGGGCCATGATGCTCCTAGCTGATGTCTCTGCTGATGCCGTCCAGGACGCGACTGACGGCCCGGCGTGAGACCGGGCCCGCCACGCGGACGGTGTTGTAGAAGTAGGGGTGCGGCTGCTGTTGCACCCACACCGCCTGATTGCCGAAAACGGGGTGCCGCCAGCGCTTCTTGCCCTCGACCATGGCGGGCAGCGACTTCATGTGGCTGGGCATCTTGCGGCCGTCGACACGGATCGCGACCCCCGCG